CTGTATGATCGCTTACGCAAAACGGTAGTTCTCTTCTTAGAACGGGTATAAAAACCTGAAACTAATAGAAGTGGAAGAAAATAAAAAAGTCGGACTTCCTTATCGTCAACCAACGGAAACCAACGGCGTGTAATATGCGCGTCGGGTAGGGGCTTCTCTACAGGTACAGAGCAGATGCTTAAAGCATCATTACTGAGAACCGAAAGTAGAGGTTTGTCTCTATCGAGTCCTAAACCTCCCAATTTAAATGGGAGAGATTTATGGATTTTCCGTCCTTTAAGGTTTCTCTTAGAAGCCATAAGTCTGACGACTTTGGATCCGATAACCTTACGAGCACCTGGTGTTAAACCAGATGCGTTACTGACCGTTGAACCACAAACAGTGTACAGTTCGAGTTCGTCTTCACAATCCGTGATAGTGGATAGTGGTATACGTACGGGTGAAATATCAACACCCCAAAAGTACGTTTTTCCACAGAAAGTACCAAGACCGTCAGCAATAATGCTTTTTGTCTGGTTTACTTGAATCCCTAGATTGGACCAAGTACGAACATATGAATCTAGATTACCTCCTACAACGACTAAATCGTCGCCGCAGATGTAGTAATTAGACATATTACTTGATTTCGTTACACAATGATGTATAATAGAAGCAAGTTCGAACGTGCCCTTCAGACCCATCATAGGTCTAACCGGTTTAATGATTTCACCACCAACTTCGATAGGAGCATTAATTACCCCCATAAAGTCGTGAATACCTAGACTATCCAAAAAAGGATATAAGACTGTCGATGTGAGTCCATCTGTAAATTCAGAGAGATCCATTGAGGCAATTGTATAACCTTTAGCGGAGAAACTCTTTAGATGATTATGACCGATTGTTTGATCTTTCGAACAGTCATTAGGATTATTATCTAAAATCCGTCTGAGATACGCGCCTACACCATGAGCATTTACTAGCCCATTGTAACCTACAATGATGCGGTTCTTGCCTGCCTTTTCGGACAGAACAGTCGCCTTACCAAGAGGTGTCTTATCAATGTAAATGGGATTAACCATTCCATGAGACATATAAGCAACACATTCGGGTAATTTACCGACCGTGTCCGGCCGTCCCTTATACGTACGTGCAGATAGCATGAGTTTAGTAAAAGGAACACGAGTTCCTTCTAAATCTTGCTCATAACCTTTGTACGCACACATGTTAGGTAGAAATCTAACAAGCCCATCTGCGACCAATCCTGAATTATATTCAGAATCGCCCTCCTTCCAAGAAGTCATTTTGACTTTAAAGTCGTGCAGGATTTCTGACTTTTTAATTTCAGAAAGATCAAGCTTAACAAACTTGGGCCAATTTAACAAAGTTAAAATGGTTTTAAGACGCGAGATCGTTTTTTGATTCAAAGATGGCTGATAAGTAGGCATATTGCTACTTAAAGCACCTGAAACAGGATCAACGTAGTCCTTCCAGTTAACCGGAAGTCTACTAGATTCAACACTGGCACCAATAGAATGCAACTCCGAGAAAATCTCGTCGTAGTATCTTGGATAACCATTCTTTGTCAGTTGAAAACCAACAAATTCAGGATCGCCTAAAGTTAAAACTTTCAAACCCTGGACAAACAGTCCGCGGTGAAGCTTAAGGTAACCATTACCTTTATGCTCAACACCAGCAACCAAGCTATTACAAAAGCTTGTTGCAAGTGATGGATTTTGAAAAAGGTTCAGATGTAAACCAAAGAGTAAATCTCTAAGGTTTTTAAGCTGGATCATTACAGAGTTCTTCATTTTCAGACCACGGTCATCTGTGGCTTTCTCGGCGCTATGCGTTTGAGACAATGTAGTTTCCTCAATAAGAGTAAGCTAAGAGGTTGGGTAAGAC